ACGCAGATAAGACAGGACTACTAGGTCAACTATGGATTGACTATCGTGAGGACGAGAACTTCTCGCTCTTTATGGAATACAACGACATTGGTTTGCCATTGTCCTATGTAGTGGCAGAAGGTTTGGTACCAGCACTAACAGAACTGGGTGAGGACTATGTTGATGAGACTATCGAGATGCTATTTAAACTTCTTGAGATTACAGAACAAGAAGTAGAGTTGCTACCCAGAATTAATTTAGATTCAGTTCTAGAACTCGCACACCAAAAGAAAAACACAATCGAGTAATCTGGCCCCTGCGGGGGCGCCCTATATTTTCTCATATGTCAAACCATGCAAACCACATTTTCAAAAGATGATTACGAACGATCAAAAATTTTTCCCCAAACCTAGCATATTACGATGGGCCAATTCTTTTCCCCAAACCTAGCATATCCTGGTTTGGCCAAACCTTATACCATACAAACCTTATATTGTCAAACCATGTTATAATTAAACCATGCCACACCACTTTGCAAAGATGTATGAGAACAAGTCCCATAGACATGATTCTCTTTCTGACTCTGCTGTCTTTAATGAAGCAGTAGGTTCTATAACAGGTATGTTGTATTCTATTGTTACTCTTAAGGCTTTCTTTCCTTTCTTTAGATCCCCTGCAGAAATCATTGATAATGCTGTTAATCATGCCCCGTACCCAATGCCGTCAAAAAATGCGGGGGATAGAAAGTATGAACAACTACCCCTATGGTAAACAACAACTGTCCTTGTGGATGCAAACCAGATAATTGTATATGCTGCTGTAGCAAACCTGATGGCTGTGCACATAGAAAAAAATAACAAACCTTTTATCCTGGTTTCTTAAATATTTCATATTGGTTTTATAAAATAAGATTACGATTATCGACAATTTCTCCCTGGTTTTGGGAGATTTTTTTATGCAGCAAATGGGCTTGACAAACCTTAAAAACTAGGATATAATGCCCAAACCCTGCATATGATGGTTTGACAGATATGAAGGTTTGTGATACAATCCCCGACATAAGGTTTTGAGGTTTGGGGTTTGTCGCCCAGAAGATTACGACGCCATCTATAAAAGGGCCCTATACTCCACTATCCTCCACTTTACTCCACTTCTAGACTGTCTAATAATATAATCAGTAAGATTAATCTGTGGATAACTTGTGGATAACTATGATATTTTTAGCCTATTAGCCTGTGGATAACTATACTTGACAGGCAGACACATCCGTAATATACTTAGAGTATGAATGAATTAGACAGGATGACTCGTATCGCAGGGTATATGGTTGTTACCATATTAGCAATAGCCATAGGTGGGTTATTTATGCCTAATGATCAGACAAAGGTAATCCCTAAACCTATGGTTGAGGAAATAATCTCATACGAATATTTGCCTGGGTATCTTGATATTATTAATAGAGAACCTGTCCCAACTCCATCTCCAACCAAAAGCATTTACTATCCTAATTCCTATGGTGACGATAGCGATGTAGACTATGACCTATTTGATGATGAAGACGACATTGAATCATATTACGAAGAAGAGAACTAAACCTGTGGCTTACCATCTCTAAAGGCTACAACAGACTTAAACATATCATCATCTGGATACTCTGGTAGGTGTGAGTAATCTGATGGGCTATCTGGATTAAACAACCTTATAAATAGCATCCTGACATACTCACCATCTTTAAACTCTTTATAAACTCTCCAATGGATCTCCTTATTAGGATTAAAGACAAGGGCAGAGTTGTCCTCTATCTCGTATGTTTGAAGGTTTAAACCCAAAGCCCAATTGGTATTGGACTCTATCTGGATATTAAGAATCAGATCATTTGTGTCTCTATCAAGGTGTGGTGGAAGGTTAGGTGTACCATACAATGAGTTATACTCTACATAGGTAGCACTGCGTATTTGAAACGGTAGGTCTGTAACCTGCTTCACAACATTCATCAATTTGTCAAAAGTCTTTTGCTTCACGGTACTAACCAAAAGGTTATATTGAACCCTACCTAACTCATGATGAATCTCTGGCTCATTAGCCTCTACAGTTTCATATAAAGATGCTATCTCTTCTTCTGAAAAAATATCGGTAACTGTGCTTATGTCCACATGCTTATTCACCTGTGGCTGGGCCTCTGGCTCTGATATTTTTGCGGTACATGGATCAAAAACCCTATGTGACAAAAACTCCCCACATGGGCATAGAGTTGACATACATCCAGACCTAGACACCTTCTCTGATCCTGGAACCACACAGTCGCACTCATGGGTGAAATCTTCTTTAAGGTTGTTTATAACATCACATGGTTTATTGGATTCGTGAGCAACATATGCCTTACATGGGGAAAAACCTATCTTTCCATATTCACCTGCATGGCCTATACCATAGGGGCTTGCATTACATAGTTCTGGTTTCATATAGGTATTCTATCATGCTATTGGGGATTATGATGACATCTTTCTATTCCCCGCATTTTAGGCTAATAACCAATATCGCCCGTTTAGGGCGTAGGAAGGTTTGTAAACCTCTATTTTGCGCCGAACTCTAAAGACTTACCAATAGCATTATTGACCATGCGGACCAAACCTCGTCTCGTAATTTTTGACGCATCGAACGTCTCCGTATACCCACCTTGAGGCATATCTGCCTTATCTAGGAAATGTCCGTACTTAGTCCTGAGTGTGTCTAATACTAGGGATTCTACTGTTCTTGCCTGATCCCGTTCGGAAAACCACCAATACTTGATTAGGACCCAGCCCTTCTGCCTGTGGCTTGCAAACCTTCTGCCTGAGACATCTGATATACCTATTTTGACAGCCTTATACACAGGACTGTATAGTATATATAGTAGGGTCATAAGTCTATTATACTTGACATACCGTGCCAAAATCGCTATACTTGTATTATGATCAATCTAGAAATACCAGACCCATTCACTCAGTTCAGGATAGATAAATATAACCGCACAAAAGGATTACGATATGACTTCTTTTCTGGTGAATGGGATATGGAGTGTGGCTGTTGTGGAGAACCCCTCAATGCTCCAAACCGAAAGACCATGACAAAGATCAGACTATACCATACAAGAAATGAGTGCTTAGGTGGATACTAATTGCTGCACTATATCTAAGGATAATGATGCTTTTTGGGATACCCACCAAACCATGTCAGATGGTCATATCTGGTGTGTTACCAAGTATATTGTTGATAAGGCTAAGGCTCAAGTTAAGTCCAAGTATGGCAATAAGAAAAGACATCGCCAATGAAAAAATGTTATGCTACTAAAAATGATGGTAAGACCTGCTTTGCAAATGTAGCACATCCTAAACAATACTGTCATATCCATGACCCAAATGGAAAGTTTAGACAGCAATTAAAGCGTAAAGGTATGGGCAAGGGATATACTCCAAAATGTGATCATACTTGGTATATGAGGGAGCCTGGTATACAATGTACAAAGTGTTTAGTTATATGGGAGAGTGATGAAAGAGCCTAAGATAGCCCAAATGGACTGGCGTAGCCTTGGATATTGGCCCGTATGGAAAGATGGAAAAAAGGTATGGGTGCCCAAAGACAAGATAAACACTGATGATGAACAAACTTAAACATGATATAATCGGTATATGAATAAATCTAAGTGTTTTTTCTGCGAAAAAGATGCAACTCATTACGATGTTGTAGTAGATCACGCTGACTACATAGTTGCAGATGTCTGTCTAACTCATTTGTCTGTGAGCCATGTTTCATAATGGACAAAAGAATCCTTAAAGATGGATCTGAGGTTGACTCTTTTAATAAGCCAGTTGATCTAGTTATTCATACTAAGGCCCCTGGAAAATGGAAATTAATTGATTTAGAAACAGGGGAAGAGTACCTTGGATCTGAGATAAGCACAGATTTTGCAGAAGTGTTGAGAGAAAAGGTTAACATTAACAAGATAGGTACTTGGGTAAAAACCAAGTGGAAACAAAAGCAAGTTGACTAAACCCTAGCCTTAAGGTATAATGGATATATGGAACAATGGATGAACGACTATGCATCTTGGGTGCTTGTTGTCAGTGGTGCAGCAGCAATGTTTACCATTGGTCGTAAAAAAAGATGGGGATGGCTCTGGTTTATATTTAATGAGTTTATGTGGACAGCCTATGCTTTGATTACAAAGCAATATGGCTTTATCCTTGGTGCCATACTGTATGGTGTAGTTGGAGTTAAGTCATACATTAGATGGAAAGAGTTGTCATTAGACAAAAATTCATGGAATAAGTTTTTGAGATTAGTATGGAAGGAAAACAAATGATGATTAACGCTTTATTTTTAATACCAACTGCTATTGCAGCGTATTTACTGTGTTATTTTATAATGACATATAAAGTAGATCAAGACTAATTCTAGGAGAATAAAGATGAGTATGGACGAGATGGCATTAAGAGAAGAAATAGCAAGGGAGATTGAAGCCCTTCCTATTGAAGCATCTGTAACAAATGCATTAGGTATGCGTCTTGCTGCTGCACATGTAGCAAGAGGGAAAGATAACTATATGGCCAGACTTTTTGAAAACCAAAAAGATTTTGAGTAACAGATGACAAAAATGACGAAGATAGAGAAGACCAGAATATGGCCACTAAGAGTCATAGGCAACTTCTGTGGTGGGTTTGCTGGTAATCATTTGTTTAAGGCTTTAATGTTGGAAGAAGAGTTAGATGTTGACCTAGGCTTTCGTCATAAGTACCACGCAAAAATGTGGGTACTGCTTAACAAACCTTATAGTTGGTGGGGAACATACTATCAACTTGATATAGAACAAATGAAAAAAGACTTAGAGGGTTCAGGGTGGGATGACTATGACGAGTTTGGTAAAGCCTATTGGGATAAAGATGAGTAGAATACTTATCTGTCCCGTCTGCAAAAAAGAATGGAACCTTCGATGGGGCATTATGGCTAATGAATCCTTATCTAATCACATGAAAGAACACCAATGAAACCTCTTGCATACATCTTTGACGTAGATGGTACTCTTGCTAATGTAGATCCATACCTTCACTATGTTCGTGGCTCTGATAGGGACTATGAGGCTTTTCATGAGGCTTCTGTAGATGCCCTGCCAAATATAGAGGTAGTAGAAATGTTAAACAATGCTTTCTTTGATCAGATGCACGTCATTATTGTCACATCAAGAAAAGAAACTTGGCGTGGACTAACATCATATTGGCTTGCTAAAAATGACATTGGACATCATGCACTATACATGCGTGGTGATGATGATAACAGACCAGACTATGAAGTTAAAAAAGATATCTTACTTAAGATTAAGAAACATTGGAGCGTCGTTCATGCAGTAGACGATAACCCTAATGTAATTAGGTTGTGGGAAAATTATGGAATACCTACTACCAAGATCGGAACATGGGATGGAGATAAGTCTTGACACAGACATCTCAATATGATATGATTAGATCATGAGCCAAAGAGTTAAGAAAATTTATAAGTGCGTTGAATGTGAGACTATGATTACTATTGTAACCAAGGTTCACGAACTACCAGAGTCAATTATCTGTCCATGTGACAGCGTAGCAGAAAATCAGGGTGCAAAATGAGAAAGTCCAACAACAAATCCTCTCAGCATAAAATTAAGAGAGCAGTTAAGAACAAGAAAAGAACACAGGCCAAGCCATACCTTTCAAAGTTTGAGCGTAAACAAAAAAGAATCAGAGAAGCAATCATTCTTGGAGCATTGAAGTCAGTGCCTAACTAGAACTGGAGATAGTCATGGTAGATCATGATGAGTTAAACAAAATATCAAAAGAACTAAAACGCTATATTATTAAGCAGCACATGAAAACATATTACCATACCACTATTGGTATTTTATGTTTTCTTATCGGAACATTCTTTGGATTACTAATTAAATAAGGACTAGCACCAGTAGCCAAGTTGGTTAAGGCACCGAACTCATAATTCGGCTATTCGTAGGTTCAAGTCCTACCTGGTGTACTTGACATACCGTGCCAAAGTCGGTATAATTATAATATAACTACTAACAAAGGATTAAAATGAAAAAAGTAATCGTATCTCTATTAGTTGCAGGACTTTCTGTTGCAGGTGTATCTACATCAAACTCAACACAAACATTTAAGACATGTAAAGAACTAAACAAGGCATATAAGTTTGGTGTGGGTATTGAAGGTGCTCAGAACATGGTAAAGGGCAAGCCAAAGCCATCTAAGCACCTTGTAGATGTTGCTCTCTATGAGGCTAACAAGAAGTCTGACGGAGACAAAGACGGAATTGCTTGCGAGAAGTAATGCAAACCTGGACATTAGATGTAGTTCATAAGCCTACTGGACAAACATCTCAAATTGTTTGGACTACTAAAGCATACAACGATCTTGATGAAAAACAAGTCTTTGATATTGCTATGCAAGAACTATCTATTAAAGTCAATATGGTCGGGTAGTTAAAGGTTTACATCTGTAACTCAGTTGGTTAGAGTACCTGCCTTATATGCAGAGAGCCGAAGGTTCAAGTCCTTCCAGATGTACCATATCTCTGTAACTCAGTGGAAGAGTGACACCCTTCTAAGGTGTAGGTCGTAGGTTCGAATCCTACCAGGGATGCTATAATGGTAGCAAGGGTGTGGTTAAAGTGTATGTGTCGGGAAACATATATATTTTATGTTGCAACACCACACCCTCCTAAAATTTTGGAGTGGATTAATTTGATCAAAGATTCAATATTTATACCAATAGCAGCCTGCGAAGAGAGATTTATAGAGCAAACTGTAAAAAGTGCTTTGTTAAATGCTGAAAACCCAGACAATATCTATTTTGGAATATTTAACAATATCCTTAACAAAGACCATTCTTTATTAAACAATGAATTTTTACTTACTGATCATAGAATTTTTTATGTTGAAGTAATAACTCCAGCACCTATGGGTACGGGGTTTGGCAGAATGAACGCCTCTTTGTTACAGTTTAAAAATTTTGATTATATGTTTCAGATAGATGCTCATACATTCTTTAGTAAAAACTGGGATACTCAGTTAATAAATGTTTTTAATAAAATTAAAGACCAGGAGAATATTGATGAAAATAAACTAATTCTTTCTGCATCCAGTGGGTTTATGTGGACCTATTATGATGAGGATCCTAAAAAAGTTTATGCTGTTGTAGATCATGAGAAAAAAATATTTGAAATAGACCCATTGAACTTAGAAAAAAATGCCAAAGATTTGGTAGGCATAGGAATGACAAGTCTTAAGTTTGTCTATGATGGAAAACAAAATCAAAATTTTAACAAAGACACTTTAGGGTTTCCAATAGTTTACGGAGATCACTATTTAGAAGAAGAAGAATACAAAGAGTCAGGATGTGTCCATGCAACTTTTATGTTTTCTAAAGCAAAACTAACTAGAGAGGTTATGCATGATCCAGAAGATCATTTTCATGGAGATCAAACTAACTATTCTATTAGACTTTTAAGTAGGGGGTATAGAATTTTTAGTCCTAAATATCCAACTATTGCTACTTTAAATAAAGGTTTTGTAAGTAAAGAATTTATAAATAAACCTTTAAAACAAAGCCATGACTGGAGAATATACGAGCCAAATCAGGTTGGATCAAACTATTTAGATACAAAAATAACTAATTCAAAAATAAATTTTAATCAAATAATATCTGGAAAATATTTTGGATACTGGGGAACAACAGACAATGATTCTTTAAATAAAGTAAAAGAACAGATTAATTATCCATCAGAGGATAGTTTTGGGATTCCAGAATAAAGAATCGTTTTCGTATATTTTTTTATCTAGTGTAAAATTTTCAAGGATTAGATCTTTTTCGCTTTGAGTTAAAGATTCAAATAGTCTTTTTGAAGCATCATTCTTAAAATATGTTTTGTCAATTTGTGATAAATCAACATCTAGTTCTACGCCTAAATCTTCTGATATTTTTTTAACCAGCAATGTATAGTCCATATTTTTTAATTCATCAGTTCTAATAAATAGATTCGTTCTATTAATTCTATCGTATATTAACTCTTCGTCATATTCCTTTTGCTCATCATGGAAAAATTGTGCTTCCTTAATAACAGACATTGCTGCTGGGTCTGGACTTAAAGCAAAATTATGCGCTTGAAAATCTTTCATGTAGTGCCAGTAAGATAACTTACTAAATAATTCTTCTTTTTCAACATTGAGGTTTTCTCCTCTTATAACATGCCAGTTTTCTTTGTCTATTAAGTCTGCTCTACCTGCAGCAGCATGACAGACAGTGCTAACAAAAAACTCAGAAGGCTCTCTAAAAAGTGAGATAACATATGTTTCATCATCTATAAAGAATGGCCATCCACCGTGCTGTCTCATGTCTTCTGGCATTCTAAGATACTCAATACCGTGTTTAGCAAGAGTCTCTTCCATAGGTCTAAGAATATACTTTGTTAAAAATCTACCACCAGTTTTTGGTATATGTAAAAAATAAACCTTATTGTATTTCATTTACTTTGCCTTGTGCTTTGGTTCATATGGTGCGATCTTGGACTTAATACGACCATCTTTATATAATCTAACAATCCATCCATCTTTAATCTGAATAGGATTAAACGCTGCTGCTTTTTTCTTTGGCATTACTTTACCATCCTAAATGGAGAATCAATCCAACTATCTGACTTAGCGACTGGAATACAGTTAGGTACTGGCTTTCCGTCTGCACCTGGCTTCATGCCTCTTTGTACATAGCCATCCCAGCAAGGTGCTTGCTTAGCAACTGTTTCAGCCTGGCAATCTGGACACTCTTCACAGGTTACGTTTAGTTCTTTACAAGTTGGACAACCACAGTCTTCGTATGCCTTACCAATTGATGAGTCGTACATAGCCATAGCAACTTCTGAATCGATTGCTGAAGAAGAGCATTTTGGGCAGTTTGTCATACTATAATTATATCATACCGTTAAGCCTGTTGTAAGTCCTGATCCTGTGACAGTTGGCACAAACCACTTCACACTTTTCTATTTCTTTCTTGATAGCCTTCCATGAAAAACCATCATGGATCATCCTTGATACATTGTATTTCTTGTCTCTTATGTGGTCAAAGTCTAGGATTATATGGTTACCAACACCACAATCTACACAGCCAGAATCCTCTTTTATCTTAGCAAGCATCTTCTTGTACTGCTGCTTATTATAATGGTCCAACTCTTTGTCAGTCATTGTTATTATTATACCGCAAAATATTAGGTCCCACACAGGCAATTCACCTGACTTGCGCCACGGTCTCTATCCAATGGGTAACTAATCCATCACTAAGGTCCTGTGTGGGACTATAATATTATATCAGTTAATTTCCAGAACTTATCTCAGATATTTTTTCTCTAGCAAGGATTAGTGCAGGACCAGACAGTGGTGCATATCCTAACCCAACTGCATCCTTTGTACATTTTGTTATTGAAAAGGATAGGAACTGTTTAACTTCAGTATTTTTAGGAGTTTTTTCTTTAAAGGCTATGATATAACTAAAAGCAGATAGGTTATATGCTAATGGGTTTGGGTTATTATAATTAGCATTAATAATACCGTTATCTCCCTGCTGAAAATTACTAAGAAATTGAGATGCTGACTTTGCGCTTGGTTTTATGAATTTTCCTGCTGAGTTTTCTATCAAAGCAACCTTTAAACCAGATGCATAAGATAACTCTGCATATGTTATTGCACCATTCATCTGTCTTGTAATCATTACAACACCATGAGATCCCGATCCAGACTGTGCTGAAACTGGAATTGTTCCTGGAAATGCACTTTTAAAATCTTTATTTCCTGGTTTTTTCCAGATGTTAGGATTTACTGCATTAAAATATTCAGTAAATATTTGAGAGGTTCCCGAACCATCTGATCTAAAAGCAATTTTTAATGAAGTGTTTGGAAGTTTTGGTTTTACACCTTTTATGGTATTGTCTTTAACTATTGCCTTATCATTCCATTTTGTTATTTTACCTGCAAAAATATTAGCAAGGGTAGTTCTGCTTAATTGAATTGGTTTGTTGTACCCATCAAGACGGTACATTATTGCAATTGGACCAGCAATGAATGGCACATAAACATATCCCTCTGGCTGTTGCTCACCTGGAGCAAATGGCGTATCGCTACCAGCAAAATTTATTATTTTATTGGATAGTTGGTTTCTTCCTGCCCCAGATCCAAGTGATGAATATGTTACTGTATTTCCCGTTGATTTTGCATAAGTGATACGACATGCATCAAGGTAGTTTGCTATAAAGGAAGATCCGCTACCAGTAATTTGCTCTGAAGCGGATGCTGATGGAATAAAAATAAATGACGCAACGAGTGCTGCGATGAGCGATAGTTTAAGTTTCATAGTTATAGTATATCTAACAATTCTATAAAGTTTTGTTATAAATGGCAAACAAACAAAGAACTTTAGATGAATAATGGAGCAGTTTATGGACTTGCTCAGGTCTCCCAGGGTGCGACCCTGGCTTATCCGTACTCAGCAATAGGGTTGCTATAAGCAACTGCATGTATCATGACGGAATAGTATCTATTATACTACTTAATTTTAATAGACTTGGGCTTTTTATCTTCAGGAACAATGCGTACTACATGAACATGCAGCATGCCATCCTTAAGTTCTGCAGAAGTTACTTCCATATATTCTCCCAGTGCAAAAGATCTTACGAACTTTCTTCCTGCGATGCCTTTATGAACTACCTCTGCATCTGTTACTTCTACAATCTCACCCTTAATAATTAATGTTCCATTATCTACGGATACATCAATATCTTCCTTTGAAAAACCAGCAATAGCCAGCGAGATCTGATATGTATCTTCATCTAGTTTGATTAGATCATACGGAGGGTATGACTGTGAGTTTGTTTTATGTGCTGTATTTAGGCGACTCAACTCTCTGTTGAAGCCAATAAAAAAAGGATCATTGAATAGATCCATAGCGTACTTTGTTACCATGTTATTCCCCTTTCAAGCGAATAAGTTAAGTTACCCCCCTATTGGGCAGGTATAAATATTATAGCATAGAAAAGCAGGCCTGTCAAGTAACAAGCCTGCTAGTCTAGAGTGAGATTACTTTACCTGGTTAGTAGCCTTGCCTCCACCAGATGACTTCTTTGCAGGAGCCTTCTTTGCGGTCTTCTTAACAACCTTTGCAGACTTAACTGCTGCATCTACCTCATCTACTGATGGCATCTTGCCGAATGCAGGATCGTTAGGGTTGGCTGCTCTCAATACAACGGGCACAAGTGCTCCAAGTAGTGAGTATGCTAGTGTCTGGGGATCTGTAACTCCAGAAGCATACATTGCTGTTGCTGCTCCAAGTACTGATCTTCCGTATGACGCCAGTGCGTTTTTGATTTGTTGATTCATAATTTTCCTCCTAGGATATTATTTTTGTTAGTACTGTAAAACCAATCCATAGACCAATAATTCCTGCGACTCCCGCAAAAACTGGTGGTGCTGGGACTGGCAATTTGAATGCAGCAAATACTACACCACATCCAAAACCTGTTAATACTGATAGTATCACATCTTTCATTTTTTATTTTCCTCTACATATCGTTTAATAAATGGAACTATTACGTTTACTTCTTCTGACGGTACCGCATTAATAAGCATATGGTTTATACCTCTACTTTCAAGAGTCTTTACAAGATCGTCAAACTGATCATATGTAAGGTAGGCAGTATCAAGAACGGGCTGTGGAACCTCTCCTTTTCTCCACACTGGTCTAACTACATGGTTTGTTAGCAAGTCAAGTTCTTCTTCTGTTTTTCTAATAACGGGAGTAATTGCAATCATCACTTCCATCCCGTCTAATTCAAGTGGTACTGATGCAGAACGATGCTTTAGAAAATCGGACCAGCCCCTACGAGCATAAATATGATAAGGCAAAATAATCTTGTGACCATATTTTTTTGCTGCTTCAAAGACGTAACTATTCGTTGTTGATACATATATGTCTAACTTGTTTCTATGGTTTGGATCACGCCAATATCCTGGAGACTCTTTGTCTTGATCCATTTCATTTAATACTCTAAGAAACTCTATCATATAGTTTGATCTGTCAAGAGCACTGGCATTGTCATTGATATCTCCAACAACACCACCAACTCCGTCTTCATGGTCTTTTATATATCCAGAAATTAAATTAATTTGAAGTCTGCCTTTATCTATCCTGTCCATAGATCTATTTATCATAGAAAGATATTGAGGAGATATTGTGTATGGACGAATGGCCACCAAGTATTTAATGTCTTCGCCTTTTTCTATATCTTTTGCTGTCTTTACAAACATGTCTCCTTCTGGGATATCATGTGTAAACATCACTCCAGAAAAGTTATGCTTGTTTAAGTTTGAGGGATCTTTTGGATCTTCAGGGTTTCCCATTACTCCACCAAAATAATAAAATTTCATTTTGTTGCCTTAACATAATGATAGTCACACAAATCAACTATTCTTGTTTCAGAGTTTGCCCATATTTGGGTGCTTTCTTCTTCGCAAAACTCTTCTTCACAGATGAATAGGTTAATGTTATTTGTGCTTTTTAATCGTATCATTACATTATTCTATCATAGTCTTCTGGGAGTAGTTTTTTTAACTTTTCAAATTCTGAAGATATTTTTTTTAAAGCAAAATCATGAGGGGCAATCATGCCCTCAACTGATGAACCATACTCATTATAGTAGTCAATCTGTGGGCCAACCTCATTAATAAAAGAACTCAGGCCAGCCTGTACCTCTTCTATGTATTGGTATGCCCAATCACGAGAATCTGAAACAAATTTCAAAAAATCCTCATTAGACTGATCTTTATCTGTCTTGCCTGCTTCCCTGGTCAATTGCTGTAGCAGCAAAGCCTCCAAAGTCTTTGAGATAAGAACCTTGTTGGCCCTTTTTTGTATAGCGTACAAAGACAAGAAAAGCAAGGTTAAAGAAGACAGGATGCATATAAAAATCAATTCAATCATAATTCTTTACCACCTTCTCTTACTAATAGAACAATTGCTCCATTATCTTCTAGTGCTTTTTTAACACGAATCATATACTCTATTGCCTGTTTTTTCTTTTCAACTGTTTCAAGAGACATGAAAACTTTTTCTTTTGCTTTGACGGTTATGAATGTGTCATTATCTATTAACTCTAAAGAAAATCCTTCAGGACATCTAAGGGATCTGAACGCTCTTCTCATTTGATCTGTATACATATTACTCCATTGTTAGGGACTGCCATGTTACTCCCCAGTCTGTCTTTGTTTTATGGCTAGAAAATTCTTTTGATATCTCTCCATTTTCTAAGTATACACCACCCCATACACCCCACTCTTTACCAGAAATTCCAACAGAAAAGCATTCTTTCCTTACGGGACAGTCTGAACACATTAGGTCTATAGCAGGCCTTAGCAGTTCATCTTCTTCATACTTGTCAAAGAATATGTTTGTATCATAATCCAGGCATGCAGCATCATCTTTCCACTCATACTTATTCATGTTACCTTACATACTTGTCAGGTATTTCCCATCCAGTTCTAGAAACGACAAAGATCTTTTTTAAGTGCCAAGCATTATTTTTTAATGCTCCTTGCTTTGATGTAAAGGCCTTATCTGACCTTATCATCTCTACAACATCCCATCCATCCCAGGAAAGGCTGCTGTTCTTGGAAACAATTGCTTCCATTTTTTCAAGAGAACTGATTGATACCATTATGTGTGCTCCTTAGAAGTTGTATACGTTTGTGTTGATATTTTTTGATCTTGATAAATTTACTATTCGAGAAGTCTGCTCTTTTGGATTAGAAACAAAAGCAAAATGATTAAAACTGTTCATGTTTTCTTCAATCCATTCGGGAGTAACTCTAAATAATTTAATAGACTTTCCTCTAGACTTCATTCCTCTTTCAGAAAGGTTAACAAACTCAGATGCCATTGCACTAATATTTGACGGACCAGCAGTGTACAAGTAAAACTCCTTGTCACTTTCCTCTAATTCAGATAATGCAACTGCCATTGCTCTAAGAAAAATGTTGTAGTTGTTGAAACTAGTCGTTCCCTGCACCCCTACTATCATTGCTTATCCCTTCTCTTAGTTTGTCCAGTATGAATAACATCTTGTCTAATTGTACCTTATCCATGGTGCTCGTGTCAACTTGTATCGCAGAGTCTTTGCTGATCAAATTGTCTACCATTGGTGCTGTATAAAACCCATTGTCTTTAATCCAGTACGCTTCATTTTCAACAATGATAACTCTAACATTTTCTTTTTCTTGACGAATTTTTGACTGGCTTTTTCTATTTATCTTTTCAATATATTTTCTCTGCTTGGAGTATTGATTATGGATCATAGATTGAGTCATCATAGGCTCATAAACTTTTTCCTTTTTAAAGAAGACTATGTATCCTATTATTAATAATAAAGGAACAGTTAAAGCCAACGCTCCATACAGACTATTCATGAATGCCCCCAGATAACGATTGTATCACTTTTCTTTAAACCCTCAGTCTCCAGTTCATGGCTTTAGGACCTTGCTTTATCATTTGAAACATATGGTGCTTATATTGTTCTGTTAGTTCTGCATAGATTTCTGGATTTACTAACTCAAGTTTGTCTGTTATAGAGTAAAGCATTTCGCCTTTTTCATCTATTCCAGCCATCTCTATGGCACCTTGCATAATTAAATGCTCTACCATTGCTTGGCTTCTTATGTTCATTACTTGCCAGACTTTTTTCTAGCCTTAGCAAGTGCATCAAAGTCCTTAACCTTTGTGTCGCCCAGATATCCCCATGCATAGCCATCATTAATCATCATGTCATTTAAAGACACTGTGTCATCATTGACGTATATCCAACCCAAGATACGGCCATACTTTTCAGATGAATCCATCTTCTCAGTCTTGATTACAACAGACTTGGCATCTTTTAGAGCCTTCTTTAAATATTCTTTAGACTCAAGGCCAAGAGCCTTTTCCTTAAGATCTTTTGTGCGAGACTCAGGAGTATCAATACCAGCCAATCTTACACGAGATGAAAACAAAATGTCAAACCCTAAATCAATTAGAACGTCAATGGTGTCTCCATCTACTACGTTCTCTACTTTTCTTACATAATACTGATACATAATAAGCCCCCTTAGACCCAATGTTTAATTATAGCACTTACAGCAAGAATTGTCCACAGGATATTAAACCAAATAATTGTAGGCAAAGTCTTTACTGTCGATGACCAAATCAATGCAAGGCTTGATACCAATGCAAAGATGTATAGCCACCACCATTGCTTACCGAATAGTAAGCCTGGAAATATAATAGATATTTTTGTCATAAAAGCAAAGAACTCAACAGTATTTGGCTTGTTCCAATACTCTTTGTGTCTCATTGTCTTTAGAGCATTAATCCACTCTGTTCTAAATTTCATTTTAATCCCTCCAAAAATTGTCTATGATCTACACACTCTGACACCTTATAGTCTTGATATTTCTTGTAATAGTCATACATATCAACACCCTTTTTATAATCTGCAGAATTTTCTAT